TCTTGTAGCTGATGCGGATGAGATAGCGATATTCAGCCATATAATCAACATTATATACTATTAGCGTATGTTTTGTTATGTTAAGCGGCTAAAAGCGTAAAATGGTACAAAATTATCGCTCTGTAAGCTGTTTAAGCTGTTTAAAGCGGTATAAACACGTCTACCCCCTGTGCCTCAGACGATACTATTCATAGAGAACATATGAAACACTGGACATGGTACAAATTCCTTGTATTTACGGGCTTTTTGCAAAACAATACATAATGTAGATTATGCGACATAGGTCAATAATTGCTTGAGTTTACAACGAAAACGATAGCCCCCCGGGGGGTCTAAATTCGTAGGGGGTACCCGCCGAGCGCGCTTTTCCCTATGCGTTATCTAAAGAGCCTCTGTATTTTTTGAGCTTTACAAAAAGGGTAAAGTTTAAAAAGCCTAAGTAATAGTTTAACGTAGCTGGGGGCTTGACAGAGTTTAACGCACATGGTACAGTATGGGGAGTTATGGTAGTGGTGGAGACAAAATCATTTCACTCTCTTTCTCTCTCACAAACTAAGACAATCAAACGACAATACACTGCTGCCATAGCCCATGTATGAAAGAGATTAATAAGAAAATAGACAAGGACGTTATGGCTCGTGTAAAAAAGAAATTTAAAGAGGTGGATAAGGATAATCCGCCGGTGGAGTTGGTAGCGGATCGGAATAACCCGGTACAAATACCGGAGCATTATGCGTATACGATGGCTCAGATTGCTTTTTTAGAGGAGTACAAGAAGACGTTGGACCCGGACAAGGCGGCGAAAGCGGCTGGGATTGATAAGCGAGTGGCGGCGACGTGGATGAAGAAGCCGCATATTGAAGAAGTTGTGGTGAGTGTTCACAAGACGTATGTGAAGGCGGTGATGTTGGATGCGAAAATTGCGGCGGGGCAGTTTGAGGAAGTGTTGCAGTCGTTGATGCAGCGGTTTGAGGAGGGGGATTCTCGGGTATCGGGAGCGTTGGCGAGTATGGTGAGTAATAAGATGAAGTTTACAGGACATGGTGGTGTGGAGGATACTGGTAGTAAGACTCAGATAAACATAAACATTGATTTAGGATCGGTTAAGCAAGAACAAGGAGAAGTTATAGATGTCTAAGATTCAAGTGATTTGTATTGGTTGTGCGACAGCGAATGGCGGCGTATTGGATAAGGGGTTTGTTAATCCGCATTTGTTTTTGAGGGAGTGTGATGTTTGTGGCGAACCGCGGCCGGTGTCGTCTATTTTGGCGTGGGCGAATTTAAACCCGCACGATAAGGAAGCGTATCAAGCTAAGGTTTTACAGCCAAAGCGCACACGGGCTAAAAAGGCAGACGACCTTGGATGAAATTTGAATTAAATTATAAGGCTTCGCCAACGCTTTCGAAGTTTCATAACTCGGCTGCTTTTTTCCGAGGGGTGAAAGGGCCGATCGGCTCGGGGAAGTCTGTGGGGATGTGTTTTGAGCTGTTTGTCGTGATGAAGAGCCAAGCGAAGTCAAGAGATGGGATTCGTCGAACGCGGCATATCGTGGTTAGAAATACCGCACCGGAGCTTGAGACGACGACGTTAAAGACTTGGCTGGACTGGTTCCCTGAGGAAGTGTTTGGTAAGGTAAACCGGAAACCGCCGATTTCGCATCATATTAAGATTGACGATGTGGAGTCGGAAGTTATTTTTTTAGCGTTAGACCGCCCGGAAGATGTTAAGAAATTATTGTCGTTAGAAGCTACAATGATCTGGTTTAATGAGGCGCGTTATATTTTGAAAGAGATTTTAGACGCGGCTACGGGGCGGGTGGGTCGGTATCCGTCGCACAGGGAAAAGCCCGAAGGCTTTGCGGGGCAATGGCCGACACGGTTTGGCGTTATAGCGGACACTAACCCGCCTGATGATTCTAGCTGGTGGTACAACATGGCCGAGGTTCAACAGCCGGACGGGTGGGTGTTTTTCGATCAACCGTCTGGGCTTAGTGAAAGCGCAGAGAATGTGGAAAATTTACCGCCTAATTACTATACGAATATGATGGCCGGTAAGCCTCAAGAGTGGATTGACGTGTATGTGCATGGCGATTACGGGTTTATCCAAGAAGGCAAACCGGTATATGGAAACAATTACGTGGATAGCATACATTCAAGTGCGGATGTGAGGTATGACTCGGTATTGCCGCTAATTGTGGGCGTGGACTTTGGACTCACCCCGTCGGCGGTTATCGCTCAGAAAGACCCTTTTGCGCGATGGCGAGTTGTTGACGAGTTTTTAACGCCCGATGGTGAGACATGGCCGCTTCAAGACTTTGCTAGAAATCTGAATAAGTATTTAACCAAAGAGTATGCTCAAGCGAATATGGAGTTATGGGGTGATCCGTCGGGTGGATTTAGAGATCAGCAAGGGATTACGGCGTTTGATTTGTTTAAAAAAGAGAATTTATTTATTCGTCCGGCTCCGTCCAATAAGTTTGAAGTTCGACGAGAAGCGGTATTGTCGCCACTGTTGCGGTCGAGCAATGGCTTACCGGGAATTGTAATCAGCCGACAGAAAGCTCCCATGGTGCGCCGAGGGTTTAATGGCGGGTATCACTATAAGCGATTGAACGTTGGAGGCGAGGCCAAGTATAAATTGGAGCCGGAAAAAAACCGGTTTAGCCACCCACATGATGCGTTGCAGTATGCGTTGTTAGGCGGTGGCGAGCATAAAACAATGTTAGGTCGAAACGAAAAAATGCAAAAACCGACGGTACTTCCGAAATTTAAAATATTTTAGTATACTATGGGCATGAAAAAGATTAAGTGGTATGTGGTGTTTCGACGCATTGCGCCTACCAAACACCCGACTATGCGACTGTTAAAAAAACTTTTAAACCGTAATATTCAGCACGTGTTTGCTTTACGAACAATTAGCCCGCATACGGTGGCCGTTGATTACACGGGGTTTAACATAAACACGAAACTATACGAAAATCAAACGGCTGAGGAAGTTTTAGCCCTGTATTTTGATCGGCCAAAATATCTAATTGTCGAATATGAAACCGAGGAAAAAGATTGTAAGTTAGGGGTTCATATTGGAAATATTATACCCGGATGTGTTAGTATAGTTAAAATGGCACTAGGAATAACTAATTATGCGTTTACGCCGTACAGTTTGTACCGGTGGTTGGTGCTAAACGGTGGTAAAATATGTTTGGCAAATAAAAAACATGGAGGTAAATTATGGGTGGCGGCGGACCGAGATACGACGACTCAGTACAGCGTGAGCAGTTAAGGGTTCAACAAGAACAGTTGTTAGAGCAGGAAGAAGAAAGCCGAGCACAACGCGAGAAAATCGCGCTGGAAAATACTACGGCGTTGTTGGCTTTAAGGCGCGGAACCATGGGGCGACGGTCGTTGTTGTCAACGTCTGAGCGGGGTGTTGTGTGAACGTTAAAGAAAAATTTTTAGCGACGTTTAAAACACTAGAGTCGCGCAAGCAACAATGGGACTCGACGTATGAAGAAGTGTACGAGTATTGTATGCCTCAGCGAAATCTATTTAGCGAAGCGGTTAGTGGTGCTAAACGGGATAACGCTCAAGTTGTTTTTGATTCAACCGCAGTAAACGGGACGCAAAAGTTTGTATCCAATATACAAAACGTGTTGGTGCCGCCAATGAAAAAGTGGGCTCGTTTAAAAGCGGGGATGTTTTTGAAAAACGAAAACGGACAGGACGACGCTGAAACACTTAAAGATCTAGAAACCATAGAGGAAAGGCTGTTTGAGTGTATTCATGCGTCGTCGTTTGATCAAGCAGTGTCCGAAGCGTTGTATGACGTTGCAGCTGGAACAGGAGCTTTACTTATCCGTCCGGGAACAATTAGGCAACCATTACTCGTCGAAGCGGTACCGATTGCTAAGCTATACATAGCAACAGGGGCTGACAACACGGTGGACACTGTGTTTAGAAAAATGAAAGTGCAATACCGAAACATTATGGACACGTGGCCAGATGCAAAAATCCCAAAAGAGATGCAAGACGCCTACGCAGAAAAACACATGGACGAGTGCGAGTTGATAGAGGGGATGTATCCGGCGGAAGTTACGGCAACCTATCTGATCGACGGAGTGCAAAAAACCGAAAAGGTTATGGGGTTTAAGTATTGTATTTTGGCAACCAAAGGCGATCATTTACTTGTGGAGCGCGACGAGGAGTTTTTACCGTGGGTGGTGTTCCGATGGTCGGTGGTTGCTGGCGAGTGGTATGGCCGGGGGCCGCTTTTGTATGCACTACCCGATATTAAAACGCTTAACAAGTCGATAGAATTTGACTTAAAAGCAGCAGCAATGACCGGGCAGCCGCCGTTGCTTGTTGGTGACGATGGCGTTATGAGTTTAGAGAACATGAAACTTGAACCGGGTATTGCGATACCGGTGTACTGGGATATGGCGGGGCCAAAGATTCAATACTTAAATCCACCGCCGTATTCTAATTTACAACGGATTATCGTTGAGGACTTGCGGAAAAACATTAACGAAATGTTATTTACGGACCCGCTAGGCCCGATCGATGCGCCAGTAAAGACGGCTACCGAGCAAACGATTCGGCAGCAAGAATACGCTAATCGATCGGGCTCCTCGTTTGGGCGGTTGTTTAGAGAGCTTGTGGCAAAAACCATTGATGTGTCCTTAAAAACGTTAGAGAAAGTGATTGACCCGGACGGTAATCCAATTGTAGAGTTAGGTATGTTTCGGGTAAATGGGCTGGAAATTAATGTTCAGAGTCTGTCACCATTGGCTACGTTGCAAGAAGAGGAAGAAATCTTGAACCTTATGCGCTATTCACGGCACATGATGGAGATTAAAGGCCCAGAAATGCTAGAGACAGTGTTAAATACAGCAGAATATGCTCGTAAAATTGCCACGCATTTGAGCTTACCGGAGGGCATAGTACCAACGGAAGAGCAATCCGCCCAGATTCAACAGAACATTATTGGCATGGCGCAGCAACAACTAGGCCAACAAACGCCAGAGGCAGCGCAGTGATACAAATACCGTTTAGCGACGAGGAAAAACTAGTGTTAATCCGGTTACTTAGAACCCCAGACGGGCAACAAGCGTTGAAAATTTTGGAAGATAACACGATTGGGAAGCCAGTTATTCAACTGGTGCACCCGGATAGTGGCAATACTTTAATGGCAGCGGCACAACGAGAAGGACAGAACAGTGTAGTACGACAACTTAAACGACTTTTAGAGCAGGTAAAAAATAAAGCTAAGGAGGCTAATTAATGTCATTACTTGAAACCCCAACAGAAAGTGTAGAAACAGAAAACGCGCAAGCAGAAAGTGTAGAAGCACCGGCAGAAGTTGTTAGTGCTGAAACGGAAACTGCAGATTTATTGGGGGGTAAGTATAAAACCGCTGGCGATCTAGCGGCTGCATATAGCGAGCAAAGTAAATACATTGGAGAATTGCGGAAGAACGTTAAAGAGATTGAGGCCAAATACACAGCCCCAGAAAACTACGATTTTAATTTTGAAGAGGGGGGACAGTTAGAGAAGTACAAAGAGTTAAGCGAAAATTTAGACTTGCCGTATCTTGCAGAAGTTTTTAAGAAAAACGGATTAAATAAAGAGCAAGCCGAAGGGGTGCTTGAAAGCTATTTAGAGTCGATTGAAGCGGCGAAAGTTAAACCCGAAGACGAGTTGCTAAAACTTGGACATCGAAAAGAGCAAGTGCTTGGTGAGCTTAATAACTATAAAAAGGGGTTAAACGAAGCCGATCAAAAAATACTGGATAGCATGGCTACGACCGGAGAGGCCTTGGATTTTCTACACCGAAATCTAGTTAAACCAAATTTAACTATTCCCTCAGGCAACGCAGCCGCAACCCCAAAACAATCGGCGGACGAGCTTTTAATAGAAGCTAGACAGTATCAGAAAGAAAATGGTCATTTGTTTGAGGCCTACCCCGCAAAACAGGAAGAGTATTTAGGCAAAATGCGAAAATACTTTCAAGCGGCTGGAATACGGGTTGACAATTAAAAAAAAGTAAGTTATACTATTTGTAGTTTTTTTATGGTAACCTTTTTACGAAGCCCATAAAAACTAAAGTTGACCCAAACTTTAAATGGCAGATGAGGCCCGCTAAGTGGCGATAACCCAATTCGACTGTTGTATTAGTTGTTAAGAATTGAGGATAAATCATGTCATATAATATTTTAAACACTATCCAATTCAAAAC